GCGATGATCTTCGCGAACTCCATGGCCTCGGCCAGGTTGCGGGGGGAAAGGGAGAACGTGGGTTCGCCCTGGATGGTCAGTTCGTTCATGGTTTCCTTCGTGGTTAAAAGCCGATCAGATAGCTGCTGACGGCGCGGGCAACGGCCTGGCGCGGCTGGAAGCCGGCGCGGAGGTACAGGCGGTACTGGTTGAAGATGTGGCGGATCATGGGTTCCTCGTGGGTGATGGGTTACCAGTTGCGAATTTCGTTGCGGCGCGCGACCAGCACGACGGCGTGCACGCGCATGTCTTTTTCCATGCCGACCAGGTCGCCGCGCAGCTGCGCGTAGTGCTCGGCGTGCGCCTCGGCCTCGGCGATCTGCAGGTCGGCCAGCCACAGGGCGAAGGGCTTGATCAGCTTGCGCACCAGGCGGCGCGCGATGCGGGCGGCGATCATTGAGCGTCCTCATCAGATACGGTTTTGCCGAATTTGCTTTCCACATAGGCGCGCATTGCGGCAACCAGCGGCGAATACCCCTCAGCTTGACCGGCAAGATCCACGTCAGCCGGGCCTGGGCCGTGCACGAAGATGTTGGCGGTCACATATCCGTATTCCGGGCTGAAACTCAGGTCGATCACTTCGCGTTCGATGATCGGGCCACCTTGCGCCCAATTGGTCGACGGCGAATAGCCCGCCACGTACTCCTTTTTTTCGCTGGCGTCGGCCCAGCAAGGACCGCCGAAATCGGTCACGATCTTCCAGCCTTCGGCTTTCGCCACCCAGTAATCCAGCTGCGCGCCGGTCAGTTCTGCGACTTCCATCCTGCTGCTCCTCGTTCTGGCCGGCGCCGCCGGCGGTTGTTGTTCAGTGCCGTCTGTTCCGGCTGCCAGGGCATTCGAGATCCCACTCCCTCTATTTCCGACCCGAGTGCAGGGCAAGCCGCGCGTTGAAGGGGCGCGGCGCTCCTATTCGGTCAGGCCGCTTCCCGGTCCCGGCGCCACGCGAAGGCCGGCGCGTCGACCAGCCAGATGTGCCGCATGTTCGCGACGTTCACGACGTCGGCATCGGCCGGGTACAGCTCGACGGCGTAACGGTCGCCGAAGCCGATCTGCTTCTTGATGGCCTGGATCTCGTCCCACGTAATGCCGTCAAGCCAGCGGCCGGTCGTTTCGTCGATGGCTGCGCGATTGATCGTGATGCGCTGAGCGCCACAGTCGTTGAACAGCTGGACGAGGAATCGGTTCGAACGCCACGCGGCAATCGGGCCCGGCTCACGGCCGCCCAGCACCGCTGTCGGCACCAACTCGGCGGTGAACTGGCGGTTCTCGGCGCGCAGGTACGCGGCCTGTTGGCGGTAGAGCTTGCTCATGCCACGCTCCGCGCGAAGAAGTGATTCCACACGCGCTGCTCGATGCGGTTTTCGCGCTCTGACTCGACGCGGCGGCGCTCCATGTCGGCGACGTCGCGCTCAGCCAGCGCCTCGGCTTCGAAGTAGATGGCCGCCTCGACGGCTGCCGCGTTATCGACGCCCACCGCCGCGGAGTGGCCGACCACGGCCATGTGCAGGACCTCGGCGGCCACCTCTTCGCTGTCGCCCAGGTCGAGGCGTTCCAGCACGGCCGCGACGGTCGATGCGCGGTTCACGCGGATGTCATGCTTGATGGCGTGGATGCGCGCGTCGATCAGCTGGGAGAGCTGGTCTTCGCGGTCTTCGATGCTGTAGGGGAAGCGGTCCATCTCGAGTTCTCCATCTGCCCTGCTGGGCTCGGTTGCGATGGAGGTACTGTATCAATTGATAAAGTCGGCGTCAAGCAAATGATAAAGAAAACATTAAACTTTTGGAGTGAGTATCGCGATGGCGAAAAAAAGCCCGCACGCGGCGGGCTGATGCAGGCGGGGGGGGAATTACCTCGGAGCTGCTGGAGCAGCTGGCGCCAGGGCGGCTGAGGGCACGGTGATGATGATAGGCGCGGGCTGGGCCGCGCTCGTCGCGGCTTTCGGAATGGCGTTGTTGAGCACGAACGTCATGACTGTCAGTGCAAGTCCACCCAAGACGACTGCTGTGCCCACAATCCACTTGATTTGTCCATTGATCGCGTCGGTGACGTCCGATTTAGTTGCAGTCTGATCTAGCCGCGCCTCAATTTTCGTTAGGCGTACGTCGATCTCGCGTAGTTCCGCGCGCGCCTCATCAACAAATTCCTCAAGTTTTTTGACTCGCTCTTCCATACGATCATCATATGGCGGTTCACCACCGTCTGCAACAGATGTTCCGTTGCCCTGAGCAAGATTAAATCGACCTGTGATAACTGTCATTGTTCTTCAGTGCTTGTTGCGTCCACGAATAGTGTCAATTGCATCTTCCGCTATGACACGAAAACTGCCTTTATACAGATTAGCGAGGAACTGCAATGTATTCCCAGCAGCCTTTGTGAAGGCAAAGTTTGTGTTATCAAAGTTACAGTTAACAAAACTGGGTGGATCGCCGCCTTCGAATATCAAGGTGCAGTTCTTAAATTTACATTTGTCAAAAATTGAGCTGTCAACTTGTACGTCTGAGTCACTAAACTCAACATTCTCATATTTCATAAGGTCCCCTGCAATATCCGGTACATCACTGGCGCCGCGAGCGGGAATTATTTTTCAACACATTTAAAATACAGCGTCGACTGCGGGATTTTCCCGAGCGCACGCGGAACGTCTTCACTGTTCAGCACTGTGAATTTCTGGCCTTTCTTGGCGCAGAAGTCGGCCGCGTCCTTCAGGTTTTCTGCCTTCAGCGTGCCCAAGGCGCCGGTAATTCCACCATCCTGACGGGAGACCATATAGGAATCAGATCCATTCGGCACCACGCCCGTTTGCGTCGCGCATCCTGTCAAAGTAATAGCCGTGACAACGAGGGGAATAAACTTTTTCATAATTTCTCTAAAAAGGCAGTTCAGGTTCACTAAAAACAGCTTCATTCCACTCAATGTCGCCGAGAGCCAAAAGCTCCAGCAAATACGGAACTGAATCGAATTCCGCAATCGAACGGGCGTTATTCCACGCCGTGTCATCCCGCGCTACCAACATGACGGGCAATTGGAACTTCGCCTGCAGCTCAGCGATAAGTGGTCCGCCAACATCCCAACCAAGCTGGCGCCGATCCGCCAGGACAACCGCCATGCGCACCCCACGCAGGCGTTGAATCGTGTGCAACATTAAAACCGCTCCGTTTCCTTCCGTACTACTCTGCCGATAATGATGCACGTTTCACCGCGGCAGCTTTTCCGGTGATACTTTCGCTGATCAGCGTTGTCCGAGGTGAGCCACCACTGGCCGGCGTCACGCGACATGCGTTTCACGACTGGCTCTCCCTCGTAATTGATCGCAAACACGCCCCCGTCCATGGGCTGCTTATCCGCGGTGTTGATGACGACCAGGTCGTCTTCGTAGAACGTCGGCTCCATGCTCTCGCCACGCACACGGATCGCGATCAGATTGTCGCGATGGTAGCCGCGGCGCTCGAGCCAATCAGTAGGTACGGTCGTCGTTGACCCGTCATAGGGTTCCGGCTCGACTTCAAAGCCGCTGATGCCGGCCGTCAGGCGCAGGCGAACCTTTGGAATGATCGTGAGGCGTGGGTCGTCAGAATCGACGGCCTCGACTCGCATGAAGGTGCCCGCAGGCAGATCAACCTGTGGCGCTGGCGAAGGAGCGATCGCGCCCTGGTCGAAATACAGCGGCGGCAGGCCGGCCGCCGCTTCGAGCTTGCGCGCGGTCTTCTCCGTGAACGCTGTGCCCTCGCGGTACGTCGTCGACAGCAGCTGAGCCAGTCGCGATTCGCTCACCCCCACCTTGTCGCAAAAGCGCACGCGCTCCCCGCCGTATTCGGCGTCGATCAGCGCAAGCAGCCTGTCTCTCCGGTGTTGGTACATGTTCATCCGGAAATTATCTCGCACTTTTAGCATTTGATAAATTAGCATTCGCTTGACTCCGACTTTATCACTTGATACAGTCGTGACCTATGAAGCTCATCGACTACCTGAACGCCATCCCGGTGGAAGCCCGGGACTCCTTCGCGGCCCGCTGCGGCACGTCGTTCAACTACCTGCGTCAGGTGGGCTACGGGAACCGGCCGTGCCCCGAGAAGCTCGCCATCAACCTCGAGCGCGAAAGCAATCGCATCCTGCTGTGTGAGGAGCTCTGCCCGAACGCTGACTGGGCCTTTATTCGATCCACCACCCCGCCGTCCCGACGACGTGCGGCACCACAGCCGCAGTAAATCCTGCGGCTTTTTTGCGCCTCGAAAGTTGCGCACAGGCAGTTGCCCTTGAGCGATTGCACCGAATCACCCCGGCCGCATGGCCGTCCTCGTAACCCGCACCACCAAGGAGAAACACATGAACCACGCAGCCCGTATTGGAACCGTCGAAGTGAAGCTGAACGACGACGAGATGAGCATCCTCGACCAGATCCGTGGAGGGCTGGGCCGGAGCCCGTTCTTTCGCGACCTGATGCACAAGGCAGCTCGCACGCATGGTAAGCCGCCGGCGCCCCCGAAGGAATCCCGACATTGTCCGGGTCCCGGCCGCGCAGCTGGGCGCGCACGTGGCGTGAGCAACGGCCGGAGGCATCTTTAATGGGTTCCGCCTGCGCCACGAAGCAGCAAAAGAAAGGCCCGGGGGAGATCCGGGCCGAGAAAGGAAATGGAACGATGAGCACTGTATCACTGGATAGCACCGCGGCGACGAAGGTCATCGCCAAGGCGTGCGCGTGGGCTGACCGGCGAAAGGCTGTGCAGGTCGCGCCGGAAGGACGGCAGAAGGCTCGCGAGGCCGGCCGCTACGAGGTCAGCGGCAAGGAGCTGGCGGTCGCTGTCGAGCACTACCGCAAGGCCGAGAAAGCGTGGGAATGATGGACGACCCGATCATCTCCCGCGAGGCAATTCGCCAACTTGGCGCCGCCGCATTCGACGACGGGCGGACCATCGACGACCACGGCATGAACCCATGGGTGGACGCCGTCGCAGACTGGCAGCAGGGCTGGCGTGATCGCCGCGCCACCGTGCACGCGCGCGACCTGGTCAAGTTTGCCTCAGGCGTGGGGACGCCGCCATGACGTCTGCCGCCGACATCATCGAGGCGCCGGCCCGGCCGGTGCTGAAACCCTGGAGCGAACGCCTGATCGCGCGCGCCATCGCGCTCCAGACCTTCAAACGACGCTATCTGGTGGCGGTCCCCAACTGCAACTGGACGGGCCACGAGTGCGACCTGCTCGTGGTCACGGACAACCTGCGCATCATCGACGTCGAAGTGAAGATCAGCCGCGCCGACCTCAAGGCCGACGCCAAGAAGGAAAAGTGGTGGACCCGCCGGTGGAACTGGCCGTACACGCAGGGGACTGGGGGATATGCGCAGGCCGGACCGCCGTGCCCGGATACACGCAACGTGTGGCCGAGGAAGGTCTGGAAGCACTACTACGCCCTCCCGAAGGAAATCTGGACGCCTGAACTGGAAGCATGCCTGCCCAGCCCGGCAAGCGGCATTCTGCTGCTTGATCGCGACGGCTACCCGCGCCCCGCTGGCGATACCTTGCGCGTCGAGTGCATCCGTCGCGCCGCGCCGAACCGCGACGCCGAACCGATCAGCGCAGCTGCCGCCGTCGACATTGCGCGCCTCGCGAGCCTGCGCATGTGGGATTCGTTCCAGCAGCTCGACGCCGCGCACGCTGGAGCGGAGCCATGAAGCCCGCCGACCTGACCACCCTGCCGGCGCCGCTGACCCCGCCCGACTGCGATCTGCGCGACTTCGCCTTCATGCCCCTGGACGTCGTGCGCCTGCGCGACAGCGACCTGGCCGTGACCGCCGAAGCTGACGAGTTCCGCTGTGCCGTGCTGTTGTGGTGCGCGTCGTGGCACCAGGTGCCGGCCGCCAGTCTGCCCGACGACGACAAGGTGCTGGCCCAGTACGCCGGCTACGGCCGCGTCGTGAAGGAATGGCTCAAGGTGCGCGACGGCGCCATGCGCGGCTGGGTGAAGTGCAGCGACGGCCGGCTATACCACGCTGTCGTCGCCGAGAAGGCAAACGAGGCCTGGACGGCGAAGCTGCGCCAACGCCTGAAAACGGAATGCGCTCGCATCAAGAAGCACAACGAGCGACACGGGACAAGCATCCAGTTTCCCGAGTTCGACGCATGGCTGGCTGCTGGCTGTCCCGTGGGACAGCCGCTACCTGTCCCTAGCGACAAACAGCCGAAGTCACCGCGACAAGGTGCTTCTGTCACTGGTGAAAACCAATCCAAGGGACAGGGAGAGGGACAGGGACAGTTAACTTCTAAATCTTCGTCGTCTCAAGCCTCAACCGAAGTTGGCGCCGGGCAGCCGCATGACGACGACGACCAACCCCGAGAGTCGAAACGGGCTACCGCCATCGCGGCGCTACTGCGGGAGGACGGCATCGAAGCGACGTCAGGCGACGCCATCGTCCTCGCCTGGGCAACCGATCCCCGGGTCAACAAGGAACTGCTGGCCTTGGCGATCGAGAGAGCGAGGAAGTTCAAGCCGGGAGAGGCCATCGGGCTCGTCTACCTCGACAAAGCCGTGCAGACGGTGTTGCAGAAGCAGAGCACGCCAGCCACGGCGCTTCCGGCAGCACCCCAGCAGGCACCGCAGCGCAAGCCACAGGGCATCGACCCGAAGGGCACGGACGAGAGCTACGAGGACTGGCAGGCCCGCGTCGCTGCCTACGAGCAGGCCCAGCGCAACGGAGGCCGAGCCGCATGAACCGCGAGCCCCTGCACTGCCGGATCTGCGCGCGCTTCATCCCTGCGGCCACGCTGCGTAAGGACGAGGAAGGCCCAGGGCACTGCGAGGGCTACGACAGGCCCGCCCACTCGACCGACACCCGCTGCGTGCTGTTCAACGAGCGGGGAGCGTGGAAGACCAGGAAGGCGCAGATGCCGCCGGAGCAGCGCAGGGCCAACGAGACCATTTCGCGCGCGAGCGCACCAACCGCAGCAACTTAGGAGAAAGACAACATGTGGCCATTCGACATTTTCGCCGCTCGCCGCGCCGCTGAGGACGCAAAGCGACGCGCTGAGCACGAGAAGGCAATGCAACGCCTCAAGGAGAGCTTGGATGCGGCCGAGCGTCGCCGCCGGCAGTTCCAGGCAACCGTAGCGATGCGGCAGCAGCACGCATCGTCCAGCGCCGCGCCGCACAGCAGGTCCGCCAGAGGCGCCTACGATGACCCGCTGAGCCCGCTCAACCCGCTGTCGCCGCTGAGCCCGGCCCAGCAGTTCAGCACGTGGGCCGTGCCTGCCGAGGAGCCACGCCACGCTGCGCCCAGCCACTGCGCCAGCTCGAGCAGCCATTCGTCGAACTCGTCCAGCGACTACAGCTCGAGCCACAGCAGCCACGACCACTCGTGCTCGAGCAGCAGCTACGACACTTCCTCGAGCTACGACAGTGGCTCGTCGTCGAGCAGCAGCGATTTCTAACCACCAGCGCGCGAGCGCACCAAGTCCCCGGGTTGCGGGGACGACAACAACCTGAAAGGCAGACATGAAATTTCGCAAAAAGCCGGTCGTGATCGAGGCAACGCAGTGGTTCAAGAACGGCGACCATCCGGAGGACTATGCGACCGTCGTGCATGGCTTCGAGAACGGCCAGCCGCGTGAATTCAGCCCGGAGCAGCGCCGTGAAAACGACTGGGATGGGTCTATCGTGCGTCGCTACCGTACGCCGGAAATGGACGGGCAGCAGGCATGCAAGCATTGCGGCGACATCATGCATAACCACGGCTGGATCGAGACGCTGGAAGGCGGGCACATCGTGTGCCCGGGTGACTGGATCATCACCGGCGTGCAGGGCGAGCACTACCCGTGCAAGCCCGACATCTTCGCAGCGACGTACGAGCCAGCTGAGAACATGGCCGCGCAGCAGCCGATCACTGGCCTGACCTTCGGCACCGCGCTGACCGCACTGAAGACCGGCCAGCGCGTGGCGCGCGCCGGCTGGAACGGCAAAGGCATGTTCGCCTACCTGGTGCCGGCCAACAGCTACTCGGCGCAGACGGGCGCCGCGAAGGCCTTCTTCGGCGAAGGCGGCATGGTCCCCTACAACGCCTACCTCGCGCTCAAGGGCGCCGACGACACCGTGAGCACCTGGGCGCCCAGCGGCAGCGACGCACTGGCCGAGGACTGGCAGATCGTCGAGTAACCGAACCACCCCGCCCGCACGCCGGGCGGCAACAACAACGACACGGGAGAACCTGAACGATGAAACTGGCAATCGCAAGCATCGCAATCGGCATGCTGATCTTGATCCTGCTGCTGGCCCTGCCGGTAGTCGAAGAACTGGCAAAGCTGCGGGCGGCTGACGGCAAAACGCACACGAGCCGCGAGGTGCGCCCATGATCACCCTCACCCTCACCCTGCCCTACCCGCTGTCCGCGAACCGCTACTGGCGCCCGGTGAAGCTCGGCAAGCACATCAGCATCGTGCCGACCACCGAGGCGAAGGCGTTCCGGAAGGACATCGCCGCGCGCTGCCGCGACCAGGGCGTCCGCATGCCTCTGGCCGGCCGCGTGCACATCGACGTGAAGCTGTACCCGGCGCGGCCGCAGGACTGGCAGAAGCGCATGCGCAAGGAAGGTGCCGCGTGGGACGACACCGTGCGCTGCATCGACATCGACAACGCCAACAAGGTGCTGCTCGACGCGCTGAAGGACGTGGCGATCGAGGACGACAGGTGGGTGCGCCGCCTGACCAGCGAGCGCATGGAGCCGGACGGCGAGGCCCGCGTCGTGGTCACGATCACGGCCATGCCGGTGGCGCAGCCGCAGGCGGATCTGCTTGGGGAGGCGGCATGAAGACCGATCGCGACTTGCAGGCATGGATGGAGAAGGCGCTGTACCTACCGCCTGAGCTGCGCGACTTCCACGACCAGAAGGACCTGTTCAAAGCCATCCACGAGATCATCAGCGAGAACGACGGCACGAAGGCCATCACCTGGCGCGACGCGCACATCTACACCATCGACGTCTTCCTGTGGTTCATGGCCCACCGCGGCTACACGCTGCAGCGCAGCCGCGCGCGCATGCCGTTCGGCAGCTTGGCCGACACACTGAAGGCGTGGGCGGAGGAGCGTACGGCGCGCATCGTGGCCGCGTTGAAAGGCGGTGCCGCATGACGCCCGAGCAAACCGCCCTCGCCTGCGCCGCCTGCTTCGCCGTGGGCTTCATCGGCGGGTTCGCCGGCGGCTTCCGCGTCGCGGCCATGATCATGACAGGCGTGCGCAAGGTGCGCGGCCGTGGCCAGCTGCGCGTCGTGGCGTCGGACGGTCGACTGAGGGAGGACGTGGCGTGAGCATGGCCGACAAGACCGACGCCGAGCTGGCCGCCGATGCACGCATGATCGTGGCCGCGCTCACCAGGATCCGCACCGAGGCCGCGAAGCGCGGAATCGAGATCGACCTCATGACCTACTACGACGGTAAGGTCGAGGTGCAGATCGAGCGCGTACGGAGGGAAAAGCTTTGACCGAACGCCGCACCATGATCACCCTGAAGTGGCGCCCTGCCGGTTCGCCGGCGCGGCGCCTGGACGATTTCGTCGAGGACCGGACCGAGCCGACGCGGGCGCCGCAGCGCCGCAACCAACCAGCGCGCCAAGTCGAGCGCCGCAGCATCGGCCGCCGCCTGGAGAACTGGGGCATGTGGGCCAACATGGACAACCGAAGCGGCGGCAGCGGTGCCGACTGCATGACAGGCGTCATCTGCGAGAGCATGCGGCGGCACGCGGTCGGCGAACTGCACCCGCCAGCGCCGGTCAACGACCGCATCGACGTGCCGGACGCCGAGCGGATCAATTCCGCCCTCGGCAAGATCGACGAGCTGCACCGCTGGGTGCTGCACTGGACCTACGTCGTGTGCGCGAAACCATGGGGTGTCGCCGGGGCCTGTGGCTTCCCCACGCGTGAATACGACGGCCGCCTGCTAGCCGCTCAGGAGGCAATCGAAGCCGTTGTTGGTGGACAACAAAATTCCTAAGCGAAATTTCTTGACTGCAAGCGGACTCAGCAGTAAATTCCAGACACCAACATTTTCCAGCAGTACATTTTCCGATCGGACAGCAGTGGTCTCCCAGTGGGAGACCCTGGCACGTCCGGAGAAAATGTCCCGAAGCCCTGCGATCAGCGATGACGCGGGGCTTTTTGCTTTCCGTACCGTGTCTCCTCTGTCGGCGCTCCACCGGCAGTTCGCCCGCCTCGCGCGGGCTTTTTTATTCGAAGGTGAAGGATGGCGAGCAGCGCGCCGCAGGTGAACGTCAACACGATCATGCGCATCACGACGACGAACCGCCAGGCAGAACTGGGCACCATGCTGAACGCGGCCGCGCCGATCAGGTCGACCGCGCCGAACGTCGCAACGATCCTGAGCGCGGCGCCCGTGAACCGCTCGGCCGACATTGGCCCCGCAACCTTGAACCGGACAGTGAGTTTTCCATGACCATGAACGTCGGCGAGTACGGCCTCGTCTTCAACTTGAACGTCAACTTCGACATCTCGGCCGCGACGTCGCTGCAGCTGGCGATCACGCGGCCCGACGGCACGGCGATCGCGGGCGTGCCCACGGTCGGCCTCGTCGACCTGGTCACGAGCGACAGCGGTACCTTCCTCGCGAAGCAGTACTGCGGCTACACGTTCCAGAACGGCGACCTGAACCAGACCGGCGACTACCTCGCGCGCCTGACCTATACCGACGCTACGAAGCGGCTGATCTCCGACCCGACGTCGTTCACCGTCAGCCCGTAACAGTCTCTGCCCGCCAAGGCACGGCGAGCGTGAGGCGCACACGTAAAAACGCACCAATTCACGAGGCGATGATGAGCAACACCACCTATACCCCCGAGCTGGCTGCCAAGTTCTGCGCCGCCATCGCGGACGGTGGCTCGCTCCGCTCCGTCTGCAAGAAGGCTGGCATGCCCAGCAAGGCCACCGTGTACCGCTGGCTGACCGATCATCCCGAGTTCCGCCCGATGTACGAGAAGGCGACGGACGACCGCGCAGACGGACAGGTCGACGAGATTGTAGATATCGCCGACAACTGCAAGCCAGACCCAGACTCGGTGCGCAAGGCGCGTCTGCAGATTTACGCGCGCATCGAGGCGGTCCAGAAGATGAAGCCGCGCAAGTACGGTCGGCAGCTTCAGCTCACCGGCGAAGGCGGCGGACCAATCGACCACCGCGTGCAGCAAATGTCGGACGAAGAACTGGACGCGGCGATCGCGAAGGCGTCCGCGGCGACGAGCCATGACGGCGACGAGTAGGGCCGAGAAGGAACGATTGCTCGCCCTGCTCCACGAGAAACAGCGCCGTGCTTTCGTGTACCGGTACCGGACGATGCACGCAAACCTGTATCCCTGGCAGCGCGAGTTCAACTCGAACACGGCCGCCTACTTCCAGGTGTGCCTGATCGCGGCAAACCGAATCGGCAAGACGTACACCGGCACGTACATCGACGCAGTGCATGCGCTGGGCGACTACCCGGCCGGCTGGGAGGGGCACACGTTCGAGCACCCGCCGCTGATCTGGTGCCTCGGTTATTCGGGCGAGAAGATCCGCGACCTGCTACAGGAGCCGATCGTCGGCAAGAAGGACGGCACGAAGTTCAGCGGCGGCCTCATCCCGCCTGAGCACATCAAGGACTACGAGTCGATGGCGGGCACGCCGAACGCGTTGCGCACGGTGTATGTCCGCCAGGTCGGCGGCGGCGACGTGCAGGGCGGCGACGCGGCGATCCAGTTCTGGTCGTACTCGCAGGGCCAGCACGCGCTCATGGGCGACAGCGTCGACTGGTTCCACATCGACGAGGAGCCGCGCGACGCCGCGATCTTCCCGCAGGTGCTTACGCGTACGGCGACCGGCGACAAGGGCCGCGGTGGGCGCGGGATTCTGACCTTCACCCCGGAAAACGGCCGCACTGACCTGGTCATCCAGTTCATGGATACCCCATCGCCGGTCCAGAAGTACATGCAGAAGGGCTGGGACGACGCGCCGCACCTGAGCGCGCAGGTGAAGGAAGGCCTGCTCTCCAGCTACCCCGCGCACCAGCGCGACATGCGAACGAAAGGGGTCCCGATGCTGGGCCATGGACGAATTTACGATCTGCCGGAAGACTCGATCACCTGCAAGGCCTTCGACATCCCTCGCCACTGGGCCGTCATCAACGGCATGGACTTCGGCTGGGACCACCCGCAAGCGCACGTGCAGCTGGCGTGGGACCGCGACAACGACGCGTTCTACGTCACCCGGGCCTGGAAGAAGAGCATGGCGAAGCCGATCGAGGCATGGGGCGCTGTGAAGGTTTGGGCCGAAGGCGTGCCGACAGCATGGCCGCACGATGGCCTCCAGACCGAGAAAGGCAGCGCAACGGAGTTGAAGAAGTACTACGTCGACGCCGGTTTCACGATGCTGCCTGAGCACGCTACCTGGCCGGACGGTGGCAACGGTGTCGAGGCCGGGCTCTTCGAGCTCCGCGACTTGATGCAAAAAGGGAAATTCAAGGTCTTCGAAGGTCTGCGCGACTGGTTCGAAGAATTCCTGCAGTACCACCGGGACGACAACGGCAAGATCGTCAAGATCCGCGACGACTTGATGAGCGCGACCCGGTACGCCTACATGATGCGGCGTTATGCCGTATCGAAGAAGGACACCGAGAACTTGGCCCCGCTGGCCCTTGCCCTACCTGACGACGACGGACTTTATTTCTAATGAACGACGCACCCCAACACAACGCCTTGGCCGCCATGCTGCACGAGTGGCTGACCTCATGGGAGCAGGCGCGCAAGCCGCAAGAGCTGAAGATGCTGGAGTGCTACCAGGACGTCATGCGCATCCCGCGCGCCGACGACACTAGCGGCACCGGCGCGGCCCGCGCGAAGAAGGCCGCGAGCCTGTTCATCGGCTCCAGCCGCAACAAGGTGCGCGCCGCGCGCGCCAAGATCAACGATGCGCTGTTCGGCGCCGGCAAGATGCCGTTCGACACCTCGCCCACGAACGAGCAGCTTGCACCGTTTGCGGATGCCGTCGAGGACATCCTGACCGAACAATTCGACAGGATGGGCCTGAAGGGCCTGCTCAAGACCGGCGTCAACACGCTGGCTACTTACGGTACCGGCTTCATGTTCGGTCCGTTCGTGCGCAAGGAGTCGATCACCGAAACGAGTGTCGACAACGGCCTAGGCGTGCCGCAGCTGGTCGAGACCAAGTACGAGTTCGACTTCCCGTATTTCGAACTGGCCAACACGCTCGACGTCATCCCTGACGCGGAGGCGCGCGATGTATGCAGCGGCCGCGGCGTGTTCTGGGCGACGATGGAGTCTCCGGAGACTGTGCGCGCGTGGAAGACCGATAAGCGTTACAGCAACATCGATCTCGCGTTGCAGGCGCCCGGCGACAACGCGGTCAGCGGCGGCAGCGAGCAGGCCTCCCAGCTGCGCGCGAACGTCGACTACTGGCACAAGAACAGCCGCATCAAGGTCGCGCGCTTCTTCGGCAAGATCCCGAAGTCTGCCCTGCCGGCCAAGGCTGTGGCCGACGGCGACGCCGCGCCGGCCGAGCCGGTCGAGTTCGACCGCAATGGTGAGACGGTCGACGCGATCGTGATCATGGCCGGTGGCGTCGTGGTAAAGGTCGACCCGTCGCCATACGGGAAGAACCCGACGCTGCGCGCCGTGTACGAGGCCGTCGAGCACGAGATGTGGGGCGTCGGCGTGGCGGAGAACAACGCGCCGCACCAGAAGGTGGTAAATGCTGCCTTCCGCCTGGTCATGGAGGGCAAAGGGATGGCCCTCCTCGGCACGGCCAGCGTCGACCGGTCGAAGTTCATGCCGCAGGAAGACTTCCGCAAGTTCCCCGGCAAGGTCTACCAGTTCAAGCCGGGCCTATCGCCTGAGGAGCGGCAGACCGCGATCATCCACCACGTGGAGCCAGACGTCACCGAAGGCTGGCGCGACATGATCGGCATGTCCGAGCAGTTCAGCGACGACGATACGGCGATCACGAAGTACACGCAGGGCGACGACAGCAGCCACCTGAACAAGACGGCGACCGGCATCAGCATGATCATGTCGGCGTCGTCCCTGCCGATCAAGGAAGTCATCCAGAACATCGACGAGATGTGGATCGAGGAAATCATCGAGCGCACGGTCCAGTGGAACCTGAAATACCTGGACGTCGAGACGGTACGGAAGATCCACGGCGACGACATCGCCCAGAAGTGGGACGCGATCAAGAAATTCGGCAAAAGCTCCTTCATGTCATGGAAGGCGACCGGTACGGCATCGTTCATGCAGAAGGAAATTCTGACGAACAAGATCCGTGCCTTCGCCGACTTCGCGCTGTCGAACGACGCTACCAAGCCGCTTGTCGATGCGCGCGAACTGCTGGAGCAGACCTGGGACGTTATGGAGATTGGCCGCGAGAGCCCGATCCTCAAGGACGAGGACGGCGGCAAGGTTCCTCCGCAGGTGAAGCAGAAGATGCAGGCCCTGGAGCAGCAGATCAAGGACATGGGTGCAGCGCTGAACAACGCGCACGAGGAGGTGAAGAAGCTCGAGGCGGCCGCCGGCAACAAGGACGGCGAATTGCGGATCAAGGCGTACGGCGAGGAGACGAAGCGCATGCAGGTCGTTGCCCCGGCCATGTCGCCCGAGCAAATCGTCGAACTGGTTCAGCAGACGCTAATGGCCGCGCTGTCGCAGCCGGCGCCGCTGGCTGAACCGGTCGGCCCAGATCCGGACATGCTGACGCCCGCACAGCCGATGCAGTTCGATCAGCCAGGTATGGAGCCCGATCCCATGGACCAACCGCCCATGCCCGAGGCCGATCCGATAATGGGAGCATCCGATGCGAAACCCTGATACGACGACCGACGCCGGCGCCTGCCTGGCACGCATTGCCGCGCTGGAGGCACAGCGCATGGCGGCGCTGGTGCACCGCGTGCGCGAGCCTGAGCAGGCCGTGATCCGCGCGATCGTGACGCAGCAGCAGACGGATGCCCTCGCCTTCGCCCGGCGGGCCGCGCCATGACGAACTCTCGCATCGAGGAGATCGACACCACGCTGCAGGCCATCCGCCCCGGGTGGCCTTTTTTATTGGCCGAGGTCCAGGCCCGCATTGCCGACGAGACGGAGCGCCTGATCACCCAGAACAACGAGGAAACGCGAGGCCGCATCAAGGCCCTGCGCGACCTGATGAATTTGCCCGAGACGCTCGAAGCTGAGCGCGCGGGCATTCTCGCCGCCGAACTACCCGTCCCGGACTCGGCACTTTGAAACGTGGATTAGCGCTCACGCGCCCCATACGGAGCACACATGTCACACAACCTCAGTCCAGAAGAGTACCAACGCCAGTACGACGAAGCAGCAGCAGCGCTCGACGCGGCGGCCACCCCGGCCACTACCGCGCGCGACGAAAGCGGCCGCTTCGCCGCCCCGGCACCGGCGGAACCGCCAGCAGCAGAACCAGCACCGGCATCCGTGCCGGCGCCGGCTGCCGCAGAGGCCCCCGTCGACGCGCCCGCCACACCGCCCGCAGACCCGGTCAAGCCGGTCGATGAGCTGGCGGAAATGAAGGCGCGTCTGGAAAAGGCCGAGAAGATCGCCCGCGACAACCAAGCCGCCTTCACCAAGGCTGCACAGGAAGCCGCCGCGTTGCGCCGGGCGCAGGAACAACGCGACCGCGACGCGAACAAGCCAGCCATCCTGGAAGCGAACCCGGAGCTGGCCGAGGCGATCCGCTACGTCGCCAGCGATCCTGCGCCCCAGCAGCGGGCCGAAGCTGCGCGAGCGGCGTACCAGTCGACTATCGAAAAGGCTCACCCTGACGCTTTCTCGACCGATATGGACGCCGAGTTGCAGGAAGCGATTGCCAAAGCATGGCAAGGCTTGGGCGAGGCCGCGCAGGACCCGCTGGAAGTGGTTCGTGTGATCACGCAGGAAAAGCTGGCGTTCACCGAACGCCAAGTCGGGAAGCGCTTCGCCGCTGAAGCCGCCCGGCAGCAGGAAAAATCCGCGATGAGCGTCCCCGGCGCCGGCAAATCGACCATGGCAGCCGCCCCGGTCGACAAGCAGCTCGAGGAAGTGAAGCGCATCCAAAACATGAGCGACGCCGATTTCGCAAGAGAAGTCCGCCGCGTCAAAGGCTATTAAATAGGAGTTTTACATGGCTACTACCACCACCTCGCAAGTCGCGCCTGGCACCCAGGCGTTCTACGACCGCAACCTGCTGACCCGCTCGGTCCCCGCCGACGTGCACGGCCGCTACGGCCAGAAGCGCCCGATCGCCAAGAAGAACGGCAACCAGATCAAGTTCCGCCGTTACTCGGCACTGACCCCGGCCACCACCCCGCTGACCGAAGGCGTCACCCCAGGCGGCTCGCAACTCTCCGTCACCGACCTGAACGCCACGCTGGCCCAATACGGCGACTTCATCGTACTGTCTGACGTCGTCGACATGGTCAACCAGGACCCGGTCGTCACCGAAGCGACCGACGTGCTGGGCGACCAAGCCGGCATCACCATCGACCAGGTGCGTCGCGATGTGCTCGTGGCCGGCACCAACGTGGCCTACGCTGGCGGCGTCGCCAACCGCGCTTCTGTGATCAACAAGATCACCGCCACCGACCTGGACAAAGCCATCCGCTTCCTGAAGAACCAGAACGCCAAGTTCATCAAGGAAGGCATCGATGGCTCCGACAAGGTGGGCTCGGGCTCGGTGCGAAAGGCTTACATCGCCCTGGTGCACCCGGACGTCGAATTCGACCTGGAGCAGATCACCGGCTACCGCGCCGTGTCGGACTACGGCACCAAAGAATCGGTGATGGAAGACGAAATCGGCTCGTACAAGAACATCCGCTTCGTCTCGTCGACGAACTGCAAGGTGTTTGGTGACGCCACCACCGTGACCACCGCCGGCTTCAAAACCTCGGGCAGCGGCAAGAACGACGTGTACGCGACGCTGATCCTGGCCGACAACGCCTACGGCATCTGCCCGCTGGCCGGCGCCGCTATGGAAACCATCGTCAAGCCGCTGGGATCGGGTGGCTCGGCCGACCCGCTGAACCAGCGCTCGTCGGTCGGCTGGAAGGCCATGACCACCACGAAGATCCTCAACGAGGCCTGGATGCTGCGCCTGGAGACGCTGGCCACCGCGTAATCCCTGGGCGCCTGCGCCCTCCCGCAATAACGAAGGCCCGGCCACAAACCGGGCCTTTTTCATTCCCTACGGAGAACACCATGGCAGCAGCCAAAGAAACCGCAGCACTCAAGAAGTACAAGGTCACCATCCACAGCGAGCCGGAAGGCGGCGACAAGGGGGACGTGATCATCGGCCACAACTTCCGCTTGGTGCAGATCAAGCGCAACGTGCCGGTCGAGATCGACGAGCACATCCTCGAGGTGCTGAAGTCGTCGGTCATCGACACCCACGTCAAGGGCGAAGACGACAAGATGCACCCGGTGCAGATCCCGCGTTATTCGTTCACCTCCGAGGCGGTGTAAATGTCGACCGCCTGGACCCTCGCCGCTGCCGACGTCTGCACCGACGCGCTCGAGCATCTGGGCGTCATCGGCGCCGGCGAGGCGGCCAGCGGTGACGACATGCAGGTTGCCCTGCGCGCGCTCGATGGCGTGCTCAAGGAACTGCCGATCAACGGCTACGTGTGGCCGAAGCTGTCGGCCGAGACCGCGCTGACGTGGACCGCCGGCCAGACGATTCCGCTGCCGGCTGACTTTTTCGGCGCTCCGGTGGCCTGGCGCCTCGTCGATGGCAAAAAGGTGCCGTTGGCACAGCTGCCGCACGCGCGTTGGATCCAGATGCCGGACCGCGCCGCCGCCGGCACGCCGACGCACTTCTACGTCGCGCCCGACAACACGATCGCTCTCTGGCCGGTACCGGAAACGGATCCCGCCGTGACGCTGCAGTACCAGCGCATCGTCGACGACGCCGAGGAGACCGTCCAGCCCGACGTGCCCCAGTACATGCTGAATGCGCTGGGTTACGGCGTCGCCCACGAGTGCGTGCTCAAGTTCGATACGCCACCTGCCCGGGCCCAGACCATCGCCGAGCGCTGGATGTCCAAACGCGCCGCGGCACTGGAATACGCGATCGAGTCGGCCCCCATCTGCTTCGAAGTGAGAGACTGATGCGCACGAAACTCCCCTTCGTCGGCCCGTCCTATCAGGCCCGCAGCCTGAACGCCGACACGCAGCGCACGCTGAACTGCTACGTGGAGCTGGACAATGCCAGCCCGCGCGCGCCGATCGCGCTGTACGGCACGCCGGGCACTGTGCGCCGGCTGACGTTTCCCACAGCGCCGGTGCGCTTCGGCATCAAGGAAGGTGCGTACACGTGGTGGGTCGGCGGCAATACGGTCTACCGCGTGGACAGCAGCTACCAGCAGGTCGCCCTGGGCACGATCACGACCTACCGCGGCGCGGTCGACATGGTCTCGAATGGCGAACAGATCCTGCTTGTGGACGGTAAGCTCGGCTGGTTGATCGACGTCGAGAAATCTACCCTGACGCAGATCACGGCCGACGCCTTCCCGAACGGCGTGACGCGGGCCGCGTACCAGGATGGTTTTTTCATCGTCACTGGCGACGGCACGGGCAAGTTTTACATCAACCAGACGCCGTACGACGGCAGCAAATGGAACGGCCTGGACTTCGCTTCGGCAGAGGGCTCGCCCGATCACACCATCGGCCTCATCTCCGACCACCGCGAACTGTGGCTGTACGGAGAGCTGACAGCCGAGGTCTGGGCGAACACGGGCAACGCCGACATGCCGTTCCAGCGCAGCGGCAACGTGTTCATCGAGCACGGCTGTGCGGCGGCCGGCACGGTGGCCAAGGCGGACAATACCGTGTTCTGGCTCGGCGCCGACGACAAAGGCGCGGGCATCGTCTGGCGCGCGGACGGCTACACCCCGCTGCGCGTCTCGACGCACGCGATCGAGAGTGCGATCGCCAGCTACCCGACCATCTCCGATGCCTTCGCGTTCACGTACCAGCAGGAAGGCCACGTGTTCTACGTCCTCACCTTCCCGACGGCAGACGCGACCTGGTGCTACGACGCGGCGACGCAACTGTGGCACGAGCGCGCCTGGCGCAATCCGGACAACGGGCTGCTGACGCGCTGGCGCCCGAGCTGCCACGTGTACGCGAACGGCGAGCACCTGGTCGGCGATTTCGAAGGCGGAGCGGTGTACGCGCTGGACATGGACCGGTACACCGACGATGGCGCGCCGATCCTGCGGCAGCGCCGCACGACCAGCAGCGAGACCCTGCAGCAGCGGATGTTCTACAGCTGCCTGCAGGTCGATATGGAAACCGGTATCAGCCTGGAGACCGGCCAGGGCGAGGCGCCGCTGCTCATGCTGCGGCACTCGAGCGACGGCGGCCACACCTGGAGCCCGGAGCGCACGGCCACAATCGGCGCGGCCGGCCAGTACGGCGCACGGGCGAAATTCAATCGGCTGGGCTCTGGCCGCAACCGTGTATGGGAGATCAGCATGACGGACCCGGTCAGATTCGCCGTGTTCGGCGCGGTCATAGACGGCGACGTGGGGGCGGCATGAGTGTTCTCAGCCTTTTCCCCGCCCGAATCCGCTTCGTCAACCAGGACGGCACGCTGACGCCGGAAGCCCTGCGCATGCTCGAACTGCTGGTGCAGCGCGTCGGCGGCGCGCTGGGCGACGTGGGCGCCGACGTGTTCGCGTCGCCCGATGCGCAGGAATACACACCCGGCGGCGACGTGGCGGTCCAGCCCGTCGAGGCCGACGACGGCCCGGCCGACATGATCGCGCAGCCACAGCAGGCCGCGCTGGCCGCGCCCGAGATGCTGATGCAGCCGCTGACCCAGCAGCTCAGCGCGGACCAGGTCGACGGGCTCGGCACGATGGCCACGCAGAACGTCGGCACGAATTTTTCAGGCAGCTTCACCGGCAAGACGGTGGCTGTCACCAACGGCATCATTACCTCGGTGATCTAAATGCAACGACTCCCGAAACAAATTGCTGCGGTCGAGCTGACCGCGGCATCGGTCGACCTCTACACCGTGCCGGCGAACACGAAGGCGACGATCTCGGCCTGCTCCGTTAGCAACAAGACGGCGGCCGCGCGCACGGTAACGGTCACGGTGAAGCCCGCCGGCGGCACGGCGCGCAACCTGGCGTACAACCTGAGCGTGCCGGTCGGTCGAACGGTCGTCATCAACGGGGCCATCGGCCAGACCATGGAAGCCGGCGGCGTCCTGGCAGCTTACGGCGATGCAGCCGCGGCGCTCGACTTCGTCGCGTCCGCGTACGAGACGAATCCATGATCACGGTGACGTACAGCGGCGCGCTCGCGCCGCGCCCTGCGCCGCTGATTGCGCTCGACCCGGTCACCGGTGAGATCGTCGTGCCGCAAGGTGGACCGGCGGCTGTCCGCGCCTGGATCATGCAGTTGACCCACACGATGCTGGCAATGCCGGGAGAAAAGCGCGAATTTCAGGTCGAGCATACCTTCAGGGACGGCATGTACATGCGAAAGCTGTTCATCCCGAAGGGCTCGCTCATCGTGGGGAAGATCCACAAGGTGGACTGCATGAACATTGTCGCCCAAGGCGACATCAGCGTGTTGACAGAAACCGGCTCTGCCCGTGTGCGCGCTGGCTTCACGCTGGCCTCGCCCGCAGGAATTCAGAAGGTCGGCTACGCGCACGAAGACACCATTTTTATTAACGTCTTCCGGACCGACGAAACCGACGTCGACCGGATTGAGCAGGCCATCGCCTGGGACAGCTACGAGGCGGCAGGTTACCTCACCATCGAAGGAGAAAAACAATGTCAGTTGCATGGGTAGGAGCCGGCATTGCCGCGGCTGGCGTGATCTCCAACACGGTATCGGCGAACAAGGCGGCCAAGGCTCAAGAGCAGGCGACCCGCGACGCGAACTCGGTCGCAAAGCAGACCAGCGACGACCAGATCGCCCTACAGCGCGAGATGTTCAACAAGAACGTCGAACTGCAGCAGCCGGCTATCGACGCCGGCAACACGGCGCGTAACCGCCTGATGCAGTTGCTGGGGCTTTCGACCGGCGGAGACTCTAACGGTTCGCTGATGAGGGATTTCAGCGCATCGGACTTCACTGCCGACCCAGGCTATCAGTTCCGCGTCGACCAGGGCCAGCAGGCGCTGGAGCGCAGCGCGGCCGCGCGCGGCGGCCTGCTGTCCGGCGCGGCGCTGAAGGACGCGAACAATTTCGCGCAGGGCCAGGCATCGCAGGAATGGCAGGCTGCATACGACCGGTTCAACACGAACCGCACGAACAAGATGAACCCGCTGCTGTCGCTCGCCGGGTCGGCGCAGACCGCGTCGGGTGCACTCGGCGCCGCTGGCCAGAACTTCGCAAACGGCGCCGGCGCGGCGCTCGGTAACTATTCTGCCACCGCTGGGCAGAACATCACCGGCGCCGGCAATGCCCGCGCGTCCGGGTATGTGGGCATCGCCAACGGCATCAACAACGGACTCAGCCAAGGCTACAACATGTACCAGCAAAACCAGTTGATGAATCTGTTGAATAAACAGAACACGTCTTCGACGTTCGGCGGCGCGCAATATGCGACGGCGAATGACGGCATGTGGGGAGGCGTGTAATGGCTATCGATCCATCCATCGCACTCGGCGTGAAGCCCGTGCAAATCGAATCGCCAGTCAACGCGCTGGCGCAGTTGCTGCAGGTGCAGAGCGCGCAGCAGCAGAACCAGCTCGGCCAGATGAAGCTGGACGAGCACCAGCGCGGCGTCGAGCGCACGAACCGCCTGCAGGCCCTCCTGGGCAGCTTCGCACCGGATGCGAAGGCGGACGACCAGGTCGGCGCGCTCACCCGCGGCGGCTTCCTACCGGAGGCCCGCAGCCTGGCCGAATCCTCGGCAAAGGTGGCCGCAGACAAGCGCGCGGCGGAGAAAGCCGAGCTCGAATCGCACCTTAAGAAGTTCGAGGTGGCGGGCCAGATCATGAACGGTGTGAAGGACCAGGCGACCTGGGACCGCGCACGCGAGCAAACCGCTCAGGTATTCGGGCAGGAGGCCGCCGCGCAGATGCCAGCGGTCTATGACCCTGCCCAGATCGAGCAGAAGCGGATGCAGGCGCTCAGCGTCAAAGATCAGCTCGAGCAAATGTGGAAGCAGAAGGGTTACGACCTTGATGTCCAGAAGGCCGGCGAGGCCGCGCGCCACAACAAGACAACCGAGGGCCTGACCGCTGCCGGACAAGCCATCACCGTGCGCGGCCAGAACATGACCGACGCGCGCGCCCGCGAGCTCGGTCAGCAGGGCCAGTACGACGCCGAGCGCGGCGTGCTGGTGGACAAGCGCACCGGCGTCGCACGCCCGGTTGTCGGCGCCGACGGCAAGCCGTTGCAGGCCGGCGGCAAGATGACCGAAGACCAGGCGAAAGCCACGGGCTGGCTCGTCCAGGCTGAAAACGCGTGGAAGAACATGCAGGCCGTCGGCCTGAAGGGCGGCAATCCAACCGATGCAGCGAAGCCGGGGCGGATCGAAACTGCCTTGTCTGCGGCGCTTCCTTTTGGAGCAGGTGAAGCGGCGGCCAACTCGTGGCGCAGCGCCGACCGGCAAAAGTTCCTGCAGGGCGCGTCGTCGCTCTCCGAGGCGCTGCTGCGCGCGGCCACCGGCGCCGGCGTGAACAAAGACGAGGCGGCGCAAAAGGTGCGCGAACTCACGCCTGTGTGGGGCGACACCGACGAGAACATCAAGCAGAAGATGGACTCGATTCCGCTCTACATCGAGTCCCTGAAAGTCCGCTCGGGCCCGGGCGCGGCCAAGGCAGCAGGCGCGCTGAAGGCGACGGCACCCGCCGGCGTGCCCGACGACATCGCGGCGCTGCTGCAAAAACACGGAGGTAAATGATGCCCACGCGCGAAGAGCTGTACACGGCACTGCGCAACGCCGACAAGGCCGGCGATGTCGAAGGCGCGCGCAAACTCGCCACCTACATCCAATCGCTGCCGGCGGAAACGTCCGCCGCGCCCGCGAAGTTGAAAGGCGACGACGGTATCGGCGCCACCTTGAAGAAAGCCGCCGAGGGCGCCGCGCTGGGCGTCTCCGACCTGGGCAACACGGTGCTGAACGTTGCCACCTACCTGCCCGGCAAGGTCGTGCCTGCGATCGCACAGTGGAATCGGACGCGCAATGCCGACTTCGACGCGCTCACCGAGCAGAACAAGGACTCGACGGCGTTCAAGCTGGGACGCGTGGGCGGGAATATCGCGGCCACGATCCCCGTCGGCGGGACGCTTGCGGCCGGCATGGTGCGCGTGCCGCTCATCGCACAGCGCGCGGCGCCGTTGGCGAACGCCGTCAGCTCGGGCGGCTTCACCACGGGAATGCCCGCGGCGACGACCTTGGGCGCAAAGGCTGCGCAGCTCGGCATCCGTGCCACCGGAGGCGCGATCACCAGCGGCGTCTCGTCCGCGTTGGTGGATCCGGAGCATACCGCGCGCGGCGCCATGATCGGTGCGGCAATCCCGCCCGCTCTTATGGGTGCAGGCAAGGTGGCGGGATATACCGGCCGCGTCTTGGGTTCATTCGTCGAACCCTTCACCGAAGCTGGCCGCGCTGCAATCGTCGGGCGCACCCTGGCGCGTTTTGCTGACGACCCGACGGCAATTGCTGCCGCACAGGGCGGTCCGTCCATCACCGGAGCCTTGCCGACTGTGGCCGAGGCTACAGGTGATGCCGGCGTCGCCCGGCTGCAGGATGCACTGCGCTCCGTCGATCCGCAAATCGAAAACTTGATTGGGGGCAGGCTGGCGGCGAACAACGCCGCGCGCGTCAACGCGCTGCAGGGCATCGCGAGGACGACGGCAGATCGTGAGGCCGCTGTTGCCGCCGTCGAGGCAAAGGCGAAGGAGCTGTACGGCCAAGCGTTCCAAGAAAGCGTGCCGGTGACGTCCGCGCTCCAGCGCCTGGTCGGGAAGCCCTCGGTTCAAAAGGCAGAGGCGCGTGCGATCCAGCTGGCGCGCGAGCAGGGAACGCCTTTCGAGGCGCGCCTGCAGGATATGAGGCCGAGCACCGTCTATGCCGGCATGCGCGACCTACCCGAATCATCGTTTATTGTCCCTGACAATCCGGCTCCGATCTTCGCGGGTACACGCCGGCTTCCTGACTCGAGCGTGCAGGAAATGACGCAGCAGTTCTCTCCGCTCACGATGAATCCGCAGCCGGTCGTCTCGACCAGGTACGTGCCGAGTGGGACGCAGGACGTGTTCGTGGATCTGCCGGCAGGCGTACGCGACCTGAGCGTGCCGAGCGGCCGCGCGCCGACGTTCGTCGACATCCCGCCGGTGGAATCCGTGCCCGTGCGTGACATGCACACGCTGAAGATGGGGATGGACGCGTTGCTCTCCGATCCGACGCTCGGTATCGCCGGGCGCGAGGCTGCGGCTGTCATGGCAACGCGCAACAGGTTGCTCGACCTGCTGCCCGATTCATACCAGGTGGCGCGTCAAGCGCACATCCAGATGAATCGACCTGTCAACCAGATAGACATCGGTAATCGGCTGCTTCAAAACTACTCGTCAGCGACGAAGGACTTGGCTCAGAATCCGCAGCTGCGCGCTGAGGCGTTCAATCGCGCATTGCAGGATCAGGCGAGGCTAATCAAGCAGGCCACGGGCGTGAAGGGGATCAAGCGACTGGAAGATGTGATGGAGCCGGATCAGCTCGCCACCATCCAAGGTGTTGCCGATGAGCTAAGCAGGACGGCTGCTGTGGCGAAGGCTGGGAACGGCCCTGGCTCGGCTTCGGCGCAGCGCTTGGCGTCGCAAAACATCCTGCAGCAGTTGGTCGGGCGGTCATTGGCGGACAGCACGTTCGCGAACACGGCGCTGGGCAAGCCATTGAACCTGCTTTATGGCGGGGTGGCGGATCCCAAGATCCAGAAACTGCTCGCCAACGCGGTTCTCGATCCCGAGACGGCGGCGGCGCTTGTGCGGCAGCATTCTACCGCCGGTCGGTCAATGTTGGAGCGCTTTTTGGAGAACCCGACATTCGCTCAGCCGGTGCTGCGGATTGCACCGGTGGCGGCGGCCTCCGACCGCTGAGGAAGCCCTCAAGGAACTTCCAGACGAAGACGACCGCGACCAACACGATCATCTTCCAGAACAGGTAGTCCGTGTAGTTCATGTGTCCCCTGGGCCATCTGGCCCGCTTCGAATAGTTGAGAAAGCATTGTAGCCCACCCTCACCCGGTGGGCTTTTTTTATGTCCACGGCCTGGCCACGACCAGGCGCACACAGAAGGCCCACTATGACAGGCGTCATCGCGACCATCCAACGCATCCAGTTCTTCAACGCGCAGGGTCAGCCGCTCGCCGGCGGCAAGCTGTACACGTACGCGGCCGGCACCACGACCCCGGCCAGCACGTACCAGGACCAGGCCCTGACGATCAAGAATGAGAACCCGATCCCGTTGGACTCGACCGGTTCGTGCATGATCTGGCTCGATCCGGCCAAAAGCTACAAGTTCGTCTTGAAGAGCAAGGCTGGCGTCACGCAGCCCGGCTGGCCGGTCGACAACGTGAGCGGCGCCGCCACTCTCACCTCGCTCCAGCCGACCCTGGGCCTGTATACGAAGCTGTCGGAGCTGGCCGAATCCACCGGCGCCGCGCTGGCCGGCTGGGCCAACAAGGGCACGAAGATCACCGTCGAGCAGGCACTGGACATCCTCTTCCACGGAGTTGCCAACGTGCGCAACCCGCGGTATGCCGGCGGCGCGCAGGGTGGCGGCCATGACGACACCGCGGCCTTCCAGGCAGCGATCGATTCGGGCGCCAAAATCGTGTATGCCCCGGCTGACGATTACAGTATCGGCACGATCACGATCCCCGTCGACGTGAGCCTGATTGGCGACGGCATGCGGCAAACGAAGATCACCTCGCGCGCCATCGGTGCCTCGCTGATCAGGGTCAGCACGCCAGACGGGCTGCAGGTCGGCACCATTCGCGACATGCAGTTGATCGGCAACAACCTGACCGGCGCATCCGGCAACGGCCACGCGATCAACTTCGTCGACCCGTCGTTCGGCAACGGCGCCTACACGCCACAGGGCATGACGATCGAGCGCGTGTGGATTCGATACTTCCGCGGCCAGGAATCGCGCGACAACAGCAGCTCGAACAAGATCTCGTCGGCCGGCATCATCTGCGTCGAAGGCCTGCAAAACATCTTCCGTGACGTGCTGGTGCACAACTGCGGCCACGGCATCTATCTGGAGCGTGCGCAGACGAACAAGATCGAAAACTGCACCTTCTACCAGATCGACAAGGCCGCCATCGTCAGCTTCCAGTGCGTCGGCACGGTGATCAGCAAATGCGACATAGCAAGCAGCTGCCTGACGGGCACCACCGATGCCGGCTACCCAACGACCGACCTGGGGACCGGCGGGATCGTGTCGTGCCAGGATGAGCTGTTCGTGCTGAAAGAGACAAAGGTGAAAAACACCAATGGCGTGGCACAGGTCTACTTGAACACCACGAACGGCGCCATCGTCGAGGGTAACTGGCTTCGTTCGGACGCCGACATCAATCGGGCCATCCCGATCAATCACGCGCTGTACGCCGTCAAGTGCCCTGGGATCCAGGCGAACAAAAACACGTTCTCGCATGTCCTGGGCGGCACGGGAACGACGCCGGCGAACGGCAAGCCCAAGCTGGTCCGGTTTGCGACCGACTATATCAACGGCGTGTTCAGCGGCTCATTCTGCGGTAACACCTTCGTGACGCAATCGGGGCTGCTCACCGAATACAGGTTGCTGCTCGAGGGGCTCAGCGGAAACACCTGCGTGTTCGCCGGCTGGGACATCTCCGGCAACCGCTTCGGTACGCCGCTGGCGATCGGAACAGCCACGGTCACCGACGTCGATATTCTCGTCCAGAACTGCGCCTTCACCCACTCGCGCATGCGGAACAACGTGCACTACGCACAGACGAACGTAACGCTCACGCGCGGCGTCAGCGGCGTGAGCCTGTCGGCTAACAACAACCTGGACATCGGCGACAACCTGTTCAAGCAGGACGGCGGCACGATCTCGGACAACTACCACGGTCTTCTCTATCCGACGCGGCGCCTGGCGAGCGGCACGTTTGATCCGCCGAACCTTGCGGCGGGCGCAGTGGCGACGACGACGCTGGCCGTGTTCAACGCGCTGGTCGGCGAGCCCGTCCAGGTCTATTTCACCGTTCCGCTGCAGGGCGTGATCTTCAGCGCGTGGGTGAGCGCACCCGGTGTAGTGACCATCCAGGCATTCAACCCGACCGGCGCGGCGGTTGACCTGGCGTCCGGCAGCGTGGGCGTCATCGTCAGCCGCACGTCGGTCGCCGAATTCGACCCGTCGTAAGCAGGCCCATGCATTCCAACCAGGCCACCCGTCGCGGTGGCCTCTTCTTTTCCTGAAAGGTCACCATGAACCAATCCCCCGCCCCGGGCACCCTCGACGTGCTGCTCAGTTGGGCTCTCCTGATCGGCTTGTCGCTACTGGGCGGCCTGGCCTCCTTCATGCGCAAGATGAAAGAAGGCCATGTCCGCGCATGGAACTTTACCGAGTTCGTCGGCGAGCTCGTCATCTCCGGTTTCACTGGCATCGTCGTCGCAAACCTGTGCGACTACATCGGCGCGCCGACCTCGCTGAAGTACGCCCTGGTCGGCATCATGGCCCACATGGGCAGCCGCGCGCTGTTCAAGCTCGAAAGCCTGGCGAATTCGAAGTTCAACCTGCCGGCCGACGCGCCGGCGCCCACCGCTGCAGGAGGTAGCCATGACGCCGAGTGAATTCATCGACCAGATGCTGCCGGGAGCGCGCGCGTGCCAGCGCACCGCCGGGATCCCGGTGAGCTTCACGATCGCGCAGGCCGCGCTCGAGACCGGCTGGGGTTCCCGCGTACGCGGGAACAACCTGTTCGGCATCAAGGCGGACGCTTCCTGGAAGGGCCCGACCGTCGACGTTCCGACGCACGAGGTCGTGAACAGCCGGCGCATCGCCATCGTCGCGAAGTTCCGCGCGTACCCGAGCTGGGCCGCGTGCGTGCAGGACCGCGCGCAGTTCTTCCTGCGCAACCCGCGCTACGCCCGCTGCTTCAACGAACACACGGGCGCTGGCTGGGCCCGGGCCGTGGCCGCCGCGGGTTACGCGACGGACCCGAACTACGCGGACACGCTGGTCTCGATCATGGACGGCCGAAAGCTGCAGCGCCTCGACACCTTGCCGACCGAGGTGGCGCCGTGACCGCGCTGGAACGGCTGCTGATCAGCGTTGTGCCGGCCGTGCTGCTCGCCACGGGCGCGTGGCTCGGCCTGCGGTACTACGGCGCCGAGCGGTTCGACGCCGGGTACTCGGCGGCCGTCGACGTCGGGAAGAAGCAGCGCGACCGCAACGCCTACCTCAACCAGCAGACTGAAGCCGAGCTGCGCGCGCTTCTCGCCGCCAAGGACGCCGACGCCCATCGAAAGGAACAGGAATATGCATCGAACCTCGAAGCTGCTCAGCGCCGCGTGCGCGCTGGCACTGACCGCCTGCGCTGCCCAACCGGGCCAGTACCAGCCACCGCCGCGGCCCCAGATCGACCCGCTGCCGCCGGCGCTCCAGCTGACGGACAAGGACCGGACGTTGTGCCGGAAGCTGCTGCAGACCTTCTCGGCATCGCCGCAGACGTTGCGGGACTCGTGCGGCGATACGACCAGGTCGTCGAGCGGTTCGAAGCCTGTCGGGCAGTAAATGCTAGGCCGTGATGGACTACCACGTCATCACGCCCACCGAGCAGCAGCTCGTCATGCAGACGACGGAAGGCGGGTACGTGCATCAGGTATGGCCGGCGCCTCCGTCATCGTTGCCTGGCGGCGCGGCGCCCTCCGCCTCTCCTGTGGCCGCGTGATCACGCGAATTGCTGTCTCGATCGGTACGCCTAGTTCGCGTAGCACGAGAGCGGCTTCGCGCTGCCCAATGCTGAGCAGGCCGTTCAGCACGGCATCAATGTAGAGCTGCGTTCGGCGGTCGGTTCGGCGGTCCATCCCTCGATTCTGCGCTGTTTAGATAGCGCAAGCTTGACACGGAGCAATGTTTCCGCGCCGAACATTATTCTCTGTGTGGTTGTTCCGACACTTGATATACTGTACACGCATACAGTATTTTTGAGGTATCAATGACAACACTCCCGGATCCCGAAGCGCTTCATCCTTCGCTGTGGCGAGCCTCCCAGCTCGCCCGCAACCAGACACGCTGCGTCGATACTGGATTCCCCAGCCTGTCCAACCAGTTGCCGGGCGGTGGCTGGCCTGTGAGCACGATGGTCGACCTGCTGTTGAAGCAGAACGGAATCGGAGAAATGCGACTGCTCGCGCCCGCGCTGGCGTCGGTGGCCTCGCGCCGCGTCGTGCTGCTGCAGCCACCGCACGCGCCGCAAGCAATCGCGCTGGCCGCGTTGGGCCTGCCGCCGGCGTCCGTGATCTGGCTCCGCGCCGAGCGCACGGGCGACATGATGTGGGCGGCCGAGCAGGTGCTGCGCAGTGGAAGCTGCGGCGCGCTGCTGTTCTGGCCGGATCAGGTCGGATCGGGTAGCGCGCGGTACCGGCCGGTACGCTCGGACAACCTCCGGCGTCTGCACCTGGCCGCGCAGGCCGGCGAGACGCTGTTCTTCATGATGCGCCCGCTCGCGTCCGCGACGGACTCGTCGCCCGCGCCGCTGCGCCTGAGCTTGGAGCCGGCCAGAGGCGGTATCAACGTCGGGTTCGTGAAGCGGCAGGGGCCCGTGCGCGACGAGCCGCTGTTCCTGCCGATGCAGGTCGGCCACGTTCGGCCGGCTCAGCCGCGGCGTGAGGTGGTGCCAGAGCGGGCTACCGTGACGCCCGAATTTCTTACTGAAATACAGCTGTAAGTCATTGTTTTTCGAGGTTGCATACAGTGGTTTATGGTGGGTATCAACGCCAGCATATTTGCACCGTATGCAGTTGATTTCACTATGAAAACCTCCCAATACACAAAGGTTTCAGATGTAAGAGTGTGCTTCAACCGCTGAATCGTTCCGCCGAGCGCGCTATATTGGTCACATCCGAAGTCCGGATTGGAGACCAACATGAAACGCCTCGCACTTGCCGCCCTGATCGCCATCG